TGAAGAAAAAGCAGCAGAAGGAAAAGCAGAGCGCCAATCTGCTTATGACTTGCTTTACTCACAATTTAAGTTATATGGCCTTGAGTCTTTAGTAGAACCACTCAAAGGCCTTATTACATCAGGTGCATCACCTTCAGAATTTACTATTAAGTTGCGCGAGTCAGAGCCTTACAAGAAGCGCTTTTCTGCTAACGCTCAACGCATTGCTAAAGGCTTGCGTTCTTTGTCAGAGGCTGAGTATATCCAGCTAGAGGATCAATACCAAGATGTAATGCGTCGCTACGGATTACCAGAATCATACTACGCACGTGGTGAAATGGGAATCCAAGAAGGATTTAATAAGTTCTTAGAGGGAGATGTATCTCCAGTAGAACTAGAAGATCGTATTTCAACTGCACAAAAGCGTGTGCTTAATGCTAACCCAGAGGTATCTCAAGCGCTCAAGCAGTTCTATCCTGACATTACCAACTCCGATATTTTGGCTTACACCCTTGATCCTAAAAACGCTATTGAGAACATCAAGCGCAAGGTAACTACAGCTGAAATTGGTGGTGCTGCTATACAATCAGGACTACAGACTGGCTTAACTCGCGCAGAACAATTACGTGCCGCAGGAGTCACAAAGGATACTGCTCAGCAAGGATTTGGAACTATTGCAGGTGGGCTAGAACGTGGTTCACAACTTGCATCTATGTATGGAGAAGATCCATACACACAAACAACTGCTGAAGAAGAAGTATTTAGCTTGTCTGGAGCAACAGGAGCAAAGAAACAACGACAGAAGATTACCGGACTTGAGAAGGCTACCTTTGGTGGTCAAAGCGGAATCTCATCTGGAGCATTAGCACGAGATCGTGCTGGCGCTTACTAAATAAAAAGCCTGCCACTAGAACGACTGGCCTAGTGGAGCGATAACAAGACCAGGAGTAGGAGCCATACCGTTTCCCCAAACGAATATGAGGCCTATGCCAACAACTAATAGGGAGAAGGACCACTATGTCCAATTACGACTACGAGGATGATGACGACTTCACAACGGATGACTCATCAAACGATCTAGTAAAGCAACTACGCAAAGCGTCTAAGCAAAAAGACAAAGAACTAAATGAGCTTAAGGCTCAGTTTGAGTCTTTGAACAAGGCCCAGCGTGAAAGAGCAATAAAGGATGCCCTCGCTAGTCGCGGGGTAAACAGCAAAATTGCTTCATTTATCCCACAGGATATAGACCCAACTGAAGAGTCTGTATCTAAATGGCTTGAAGACTATGCCGATGTATTCGGTATTGAAGTAAGCCAAAACCAGACACCTAATGTAAATCCAGCCGATGCAGCAGCATATAAGCGTATGACAAACTCCGCCGACTCTGGCACTTCGCCAGAACATAACGGAGACATTATGCAAAAACTAATGAATGCTAATACAAAGGAAGAACTGGATGATGTTATTAGATTGTCTGGACTCTAATCCGATCCTAAAACAGAAAGGCTAGACCTAATGGCAATTCCAACAGGTACCCCCACAACCACGTCTAGCATCAGCAACCTCGTACAAGCAGCATACGACCAGTATGTAAGAATGGCACTACGTTCCATTCCTGTTATGCGCTCACTTGCAGATGTTAAGCCGGTTCAACAGGCTATGCCAGGATCATCAGTTGTTTTCTCAATCTATTCAGATTTGGCTCAGGCTACATCTACATTGACAGAAACTTCAGATGTTTCAAGCATTGCACTAGGTAACCCTTCACAGGTTACAGTAACACTGAACGAATACGGTTCAGCAGTTACAACAACAAAGAAGCTAAACCTAACTTCTTTCAACGATGTTGATTCAGCACTTGCTGACATCATCGCTTACAACGCAGCAGATTCTATTGACAACGTAGTAGGTCAGGTCCTGTCAGCAGGAACTAACGTGATCTACTCAAACGGTCCATCAGGAACTACTCCAACTGCATCATCAGCAGTTCTATCAACAGATACAATGACAGTTGCAGATATCCGTAACGCTGTTGTATCACTACGCACAAACAAGGCATTGCCTCGTATGGGCGAACTATATGCTGCATACCTACACCCACGTCAGTCAGCCGATCTTCGCGCTGAAACTGGTACAGGTGGCTTCCAGGAGCTAACAAAGTACGTTGAGCGTACACCGTTCGTTGCTGGCGCAGTAGGCGTGATTGAAGGCGCATTCATCGTTGAAACACCACGTGTTCTTAACGGTCTAAAGTTGGCTGCTGGTATCTCAACTACAACAACTATCACCAACGTTGCTTTGACATCTAACGTAGTAACAATTACTACAGCAGTTGCTCACGGTCTTGGTACAGGTCAGATTGTAACAGTTGCTGCTACAACTAACACTGGAGTTAACGGTACATACACACTTGCGTCTGTACCATCAACAACAACATTTACATACTCATTGACAGCATCTAATATCACATCAGTTGCTGACACAGGTACTGTAACATTTACTAACAACTACCGCGCAATTGTTGCCGGTCGTGAAGCATTGGCTGAAGCACAGGCTGCAGACATCTCAACCGTTATCGGTCCAGAGATTGACGCACTCCGTCGTTTCCGCACAATCGGTTGGTACTACTTCGGAGGCTTTGCACGCCTTCGTGAAGCTGCGCTCTATCGCATTGAGTCAGCCGCAACAAACGGATAATTCCGCTAGTGCAACGGCAGGGGTGGGGTCAAACCCACCTCTGCTACTTAGGAAAGGTTGGATATGGCATATACACTAATGACACCGTACGTGTGGCAAACCTATGGCGCAGGCGCAGATGAGTTCACTCCATACTCACGCCTTGCAGGTCGTCGTCTTAATGGTGGCACTAGTAGTGGATCTATTGCTCCCAGTCTGACAGATATCCCACGAGGACAAACTTTAATTGTTAATGGAACTACAGTAACTTTATCTCTAACTCCAAGCCAAGATGATCTAGCAGCAGCTAGTTATTACTTCCTCGGTGGTCACGAGTACGAGATCAGCGATTACCAAGCAGGAGTCCTTACTGCTGCCGGATATGGAACTTGGTTAACTCCAGTATGAGTTTACATAGACGCACCACGCACCTTGAGTATGTTGAAGGTTGCTTTGGTTGCAAGGTAGGAGAACTAGAGTTGAGCGTAGGTGTGGCAAACCACAGAGGAATACCTACCGCTAAGCAGCACGATAAGGAACTACAGTCCTATTATGATGCTACAAGGCAAGGTATAGAACCACGTTCAACAAAGAGTAAAGATATAGATGCAGCAGTTAAACTTTCCAACGAGGCTGGTAAGGCTTTCGATGGGATCTCAATGACCTTCAAAGACTAGGGAGAATACAATGATGGATATGTATGGTGGTAAGAAGACTATGGGTGGCAAAAAGAAGAAGGCTACTGCCAAGACAGGTATGCACAAAATGCCTGATGGTAAAATGATGAAGAACTCTGCTATGAAGAAGATGGGAAAGAAGAAGTGATGTATAACTCAGAAAACGGCAAGATGGATGATATGGGATTAGAAGAAGATCTAATGCCTTACCCATCAATGGACAAGCAATATCCAAACGCAGCAAAGTATTCATCTTATGAGTCAATTCAGACAGGCGCAATGGGAAAGGCGGCAAAGTAAATGGCAGTTAAGAAGCCTGGTAAGTGTCGCAAGTGCGGTAAGTCAGACAAAGCGTGTAAGTGCTAATGAAGAAGGCAGCACAGAAAGCCAAGATTTCAAAGGTAATGAAAGAATTTAAGGCTGGAACTTTGAACTCTGGATCTAGTAAAGGACCAATAGTAACAGGCAAGAAGCAAGCAATTGCTATTGCACTATCTCAAGCAAAGATGTCTAATAAGAAAATGGGTAAGAAGAAGTAAATGGCAAAGACTCCAGCGTGGCAACGCAAAGAAGGACAAAACCCTAAAGGTGGACTTAATGCAAAAGGCCGCGCCTCATTAAAGGCTGCAGGTCAAGATATTAAAGCACCTGTTAAATCTGGCGATAACCCACGTAGAGCAAGTTACCTTGCTCGCGCTGCTGGTAACCCAGGACCTGAACGCAAGCCTAATGGAGAGCCAACCAGATTACTATTATCTTTACAAGCCTGGGGTGCATCATCTAAAGCTGATGCCAAATCTAAGGCTGCAGCCATTTCTAAAAGGAATAAAGGTAAAAAATAATGTGTGCTAAATGTAAATGTAAATGCAAAACAGGCAATCCTCAAAAGGGTTGTAAATGCACCTGTGCTACCTGCAAGAACGCAAGGGGAAAAAAGTGAAAAAGAAAGTAGCATTTTGGGATACAAAGAATCCTAACAAAAAATCAACACCTCTAACGCCAGCGCAGAAATCTGCAGCTAAGGCAAGAGCAAAAGCAGCAGGACGACCATACCCAAATCTAGTAGATAACGCTGCAGCAAAGAAAACCAAGAAGAAGTAAAGGAGATATAGGTGGCACTAGGAGTAGCAGGAACAACGCTATTAGATGAACTTAATCGTTTAGCTAATGGTGGCACCTATCGAGTACCAGGTGCGATGGTAGGGCGAGCACTTGCTGCTCGTCAATGGGCAGTACAGCGTTCAGTAACAACAAATTTAACAGATACAGTGGGAGTACTCAATGCGATTCAAGGCACGACTAGCACTAATCGCCTTGATTTTAATGGCGTATGCAACGCTCTCGCTGGCACTACTCAACTACCTGCAGCGCAGGCTCTTAGAGCGGTGTCATCTTGAGTGCTAAATACAACTTGGTCTGTGACCAAGCAACCACATTTAATTTTCAGTTTCAGATACTTAATGACCAGACTCCTTTGAATCTGACTGGTTACACAGGAACAATGACTGTGCGCCCATTTGTTGGTGCATCTACTACAACTGTAGTGGCATCTACTGCCAATGGTTTGATGGTTTTTGATTCAGCTAATGGAAGAGTTACTGTAACAATAAGTGCTACCACCACTGGTGCAATTGCAGCAGGACGTTATTCATATGACCTAGTGCTTACATCTGGTGTAACAGTTACCAGATACCTTGAAGGTAAGTTTATTGTGACAGGAGCGGTAACACAGTGACCACTATTATTGTTATCGAAAACATTACGCCACAAGTTGCAGTAGAGTTTTCACAAGATCAAGGACCACAAGGTGGTCAAGGCGTAACTGGTTCAACTGGCCCAACAGGACCTACTGGTTCTACTGGAGCAACAGGTGCGACAGGACCTACAGGATTAACTGGCCCAACTGGGCCAACAGGCACGACAGGAGCAACAGGTGCTACAGGTAATACTGGACAGACTGGCCCGACGGGTGCCACTGGTCCTATTGGAGCCACGGGAACCACGGGACTTACAGGCCCAACGGGTCCTGCGGGAGCAACAGGTGCAACAGGACCTGTTGGTGCTACAGGAGTCACGGGAGCTACTGGACCTACGGGACCAGTTGGCGCAACTGGAACAACAGGAGTCACAGGTGCGACAGGGCCTGCGGGAGCGACTGGCCCGCAAGGTGCCACAGGCGTAACAGGTGCAACGGGTGCAACGGGTGCTAATTTTACTGGTTACGACTATGAAATCCACGTTAGCCAAGTAGATGGTGACGATACAACTGGCAATGGTGACTTACTTACTCCAGTTGCTTCTATTACCAAAGCACTAACTTTAATAACCGCACAGCGCAAAACAATTATTGTTCACCCAGGCACATATTCTGAAAGCCCATCAATAACAACTCAGTACACAACCATAACTGGTCCTGGACTCATTGGTGGAAACATCGTAATCTCTGGAACTTTAAGCACAAGCACTGGTTGCACCGTTTCGGGCATAAAGATGACAAACCTGACTATTACTACACCAAGTGGCACAGGAAATGTAAATATCCTTAACTGTGAGATTTCAGGAACTATTACAAAAAGCAGCAATGCTGACTACGTTGTTATTCGCTTATGTGACTATGGTGTTGCAAGCATTACTGGTGCGGGTCTAGTCGCAATCTTTGGGGGTAATCCAAACTTCACAACAGTTAATAATGCTAGTGCAAATGTAATTATTAAAAGCGCAGTTACTGTTGCACCAGTTCTAACTGCTGGAACTTTAAGCCTTGTAGATTCCGTAGTAGTTGCCGCTGTAACTAACGCTGTTACTTCTGCTGCCTCAAGCACTATTACCTTAGTAAACTCTCAATTGTTAACTTCAGCACTAACTAACGTTGCTCCAGTTGTACTAAATGGTTTTTATTCTATCCTTAACTGCGTATACGATAAGCCTGGTTCAACATTGGCAGCGTCGTCTGGTACTGGCGGAACTACTAACTCTATTGATTACTTTCAGTACATCAACGCCAACAAGTTCATTACTCAAGGTGGAACATCATCTCAATTTGTAAAAGGTGACGGTTCTCTGGATTCCACAAGCCCAGTTGGACCAACAGGACCAACAGGGCCAGCAGGTACTACAGGTCCAACAGGTCCTTCTGGTACAGCAGGAGCGGCAGGAGCAACGGGTGCTACAGGACCGCAAGGAGTAACAGGCAATGCAGGCGCTACGGGCGCTACAGGCCCTACAGGGCCTATTGGTGCGACTGGACCAACAGGTCCAACAGGACCTGCAGGAACAAACGGTGCAACAGGTCCTACAGGACCAACTGGAGCAACTGGTCCAATAGGTGCAACTGGAGCGACAGGCCCAGCAGGAACAGTTACAGGAAGCCCTGGTCGTACTGTCACTTCATTTACAGCAACGGCAGGTCAAACAACATTTGCCGTCACTTATGTTGTCGGTTATGTTGATGTGTTTCTCAATGGAGTTCGCCTCAATAGCGCAGACTTTACTGCGACAAACGGAACATCAGTTGTCCTTGCATCAGCTGCAATACTTAATGACATCGTTGATATTATTTATTACACACTCGGTCTTGGTGCAACAGGTGCAACAGGTGCCACAGGTCCAATTGGCGCTGGAACAATGCAAATGTGGCGCAAGATTGTTGCAGGTGGTGAAACATCACTTAGCGGTACAGATGATTTCTCAAC